TGCCCCCACTTTTTAGGATTAGGATCTAATCTACATATGAAATCAGGCCATACTTCTTTTACAAAATATATAAAATTATCTTGGCACAACTTTATATGCTCGATCCATTTTTTCTCTACAGCTACTCTTAGCTGATCAGTCGTTAATAATTCTTTTTGCACCATCTATATTTTATCTCACTATGAACTTTTTCTTGCCACTCTCTACCTGGTCTAGTCGTCCAACCTTTACCCTTTTTAAAAGGTTGAGTGACAGCTTCTTTTTCAAATCCACAAGCATTCAAACTTACGCCTGACTCTTTTTGCAAGGTATAAGTAATAATTTTATTACCACCCATAAGCTGCCATATGTTCCAAGCTTTTGCATACAAAAAACTATTCACATTTTTTGTTCCATCAGAACAAGTTCTAAGTATCTCTGCAGTATATCTATTATCTAACTTTCTGGCTACAGGTCTACCAAGCACTAGGATCCCTACTAATTTGTCATCTTTCAAGGCTCCTAAACAAAATTTACAACCTCTCACTTTCTTACTATGTCGATGTAACTTAACTATAAAATCATTAGCTTCAGCCATTGAAATCGGAATGCATTTCATTTTCATATTGGGTCCCTTTTTATAATCCATATCGTTTAAAATTTCTATACATCTATGAAACAGAGTTTTTAGCCCGCGCGCCTAGTTACATCTACAAGTTGCACGTGGGAACTAGATTTTGTGTTTTAGTTTGAGATTGGAACTAGATTTGGTACCTCTATCTAGTCGGGTGATGGTGGTGAAGGTGGTAGAAAGTGCATGGCACAGGGTCTTGCCCTGTGCCATTTCTGTTTAGTTATTGGTCAAAGTTTTGGTTTGGGTCGTTAGTAATCATTTCTAAAATAGGTTTTAGATTATTAACTAACTTTTGTTTCAACTCATTTACGATTGGGTCATTAGGGTACTGAATAATAATTTCCTCAACAGCACTTTCTAATTGTTTGTACATGAATTGATAATTCAATGTTGTTGAACTTGAATTGGTACTCGCTTGTTCAACCTCATTTGAATTAGATTTGTTTTCAACTATCTGATTAACCATTTTGATTAGATTGCTCATATTAGTTTTTTCCTTTCTCTTGAACTTTGATTTTAATTTCTGTTGTGTCCATTTCAACCAAAAATTCTTCGTACATTTTTGGGTGCTTTTCTTTGAACTTTGCAACATCAAATCTTTTCATTTTTCTTTTGATTAATTGAGCAAAGCCCTCAACATCATCAACTTTATTTATAATGATTAGATTTGTTTTTAAATCATTAAACAACTCAACATGACTAGGTTTCATTAAGTCATTTGATTTTTTTTGTTGTTTAACTTGTTCAACAGAATAGTGAAAATTCACTAATGCTTGTTGCTCTTGTTTGTTAGCTTTCTTAATAAGTCTTGTGACTTTTTTTAGATTGCTCATAACATTTTTCCTTTCATAAGTTAATTGTTATCCCATATATATAAGAAATAAAAAAAGATTAATCAACAATTAATTTAATTAAAAAGAAAAAAATAAATAAGAATAAAACTACAAATATCATTACTTCATACCTCTATAAAAAACTTGACTTTCAGGAAACCGATCTGGTGCCTGGTGCTGGGCAGCTACAGCTTACTTTACCCAACGCCATGCTGTCGTGGGCGTGGGCGTGGGCGTGGGCGTTAGCC